AAGCAGAACTAATAGTATACTCCATTGGATATGAACTTGTTTTTGCCTGATTTCGTAGCGAGCAGCAATATGTGCCTGTTAATGTACTCTTGACCCAGAAGCTGAGCGTTACTGTCATCGCCTCCGCTGTGCCGAATGCAACATGCGCCATATCGTGCCCTTCGACGCGATGTTGCATAATAAGGTATTTACCGGACACGTTTGTATCTGCTGTAGTGACATCATATTTCATTGAGTAATTGAATTTTATTCCAGCCTCAGCCGCGGTGGGCGTATCGCTGTCTTGCGTTACTGTAACAACACCATCATCGGTGCTGTTCCAAGTCCGCATCCTATCGATAGTGTAATCGCCGTTGCCGACAGCCGCGAAGGTGGTTCCTCTTTGTGATACCCTCATGTCGCCGTTGATAAGCATATTGCCGGTGCCGCCTCCGCCGCCTGATGCAGCCTCGAGGCTGATTTGGCCGGTGCTATTGTTGTATGTTAGCACATAGTTGTCTACACCGCTGGCCATAGCTTGATCGGAATCAAAGCGTAGATTGCCGAGAAATACATCCCCGGTACCGCTGGTGACCAAATGAATATCCTGGTTAGTTACCGCGCTTATAATATTATAACCGGCAATATCAAGATCACCGCCCAATTGGGGTGTTGTATCTTCTACAACATTACTAAGGCCGCCGGCGCCGGAATTATTAACAAAAGACAAGTTTCCTGAGCCATCAGTTTTTATAACTTGTCCATCATCACCGTCGGCGTTAGGCAGTGTAAAAACTACTGCGCTTGCTGTGCTAGTCGGTGCTTGTATTTTTATACCATTTCCGGTTGTACCTTCTTCGAAGAATACATACGTTGTTCCGCGTAATCTAATACCATCAGTAAACAATACTTCGGGTTGTGTACTGTCATATATGACGTTACCATTCGTATCTAAGCCTCCACCAAGTTGCGGTGTTGCATCTTCTACGATATTACTAAGGCCGCCTCCACCGCCTGCGCTGGCTTCGAGACTGATCTTACCGCCGGAGTTGTCATATGTTAACACATAGTTGTCTTGTCCAGAACCCACCGCCTGATCAGCATCAAAGCGTAGATTACCAAGTAATACATCACCAGTGCCGTTAGGTTCGATATCAATATTGCCGTTGCTGACACTTACTATCTTGTTACTGTTTACATCAAGGCTTCCGCCCAATTGGGGTGTTGTGTCTGCTACTATATTAGTTAGATAAGACTGTAAATCACTAATCTGAGATTCTGTAATACTTAACGCCGAGTTATTGACGCTGATTACGACATCACCAGCTGTGTTTACTACTTTAGTAATACCAGTACTGGCGACAATATCGCTGTCTTCCAGTTTATCTGTGTTTATATTTGTAAGGTTACTATCCATCTCAGTGTGAGTGAGAGCTGAACCTTTTCCTAATCTTGTAATTATTGTGGCCAATGCGGGATCCTCCTCTGTTATTTATAGCACCACCGGCTAAAATCATCGGCGGTGATCATGCATTTAATCTGCTTTGCCGGGCTTTGGCAATATACTTTCCAATATTGTTCTTTAAATCTTTTGGGCCGTCTAATCATGCTGCCTTTAATTGGGTGGTTGTGAAATCTATGTGCTGTGCCCAGCGTAATAACATCAAAACCTATACAGTGTATGTATCTGGGATTAAATTGTTGAGCAAGTTGGATACCCATAATACCGGTTAAACTTTCAGTATTACTGCCCACTACTTCACTGACCTGCCACTTGGTACTCCACGGTGGCTTAGTATACAAGGGTATTCCCGGCGCGTTTTCGCGATTGTATTTTACCCAGTGTTCATCAGCAGCAACTATTAGATCAACGTCTACGGGTATCTGTTCCCAGTTTCCATTGGTGCTGATTATTCTTAGATTCGGATCGATTCTGCTCCATTCGAAACTATACACAGTGGCACCGTTGCCCACTACTAAAAAGTCGAGTGGCGTTAGATCGGACAATGCTGCTTCTCCATCAGGAATCCCATGCAAATAATTCCAGTGATTTAAGTTTGATCCAACCCTCAATTCTTTTCTCTGCTATATCGCAATAGTGCTTATCTAATTCAATTCCTGTAAATTCGTGTTCCAATTCCATTGCAGCCATTCCGGTACTACCGCTACCCACGAAAGGATCTAATACCTTGCTATTAGGCGGCGTTACTAATTTAATTAGGTATTTCATTAATGCAACCGGCTTGACTGTTGGATGGTGATTCCCCATCTGTTTTGCTTCTACTTCTTTAATTTGTGCTTTTGGATCGGCATTATGTTTGCTTGCCATTCTATAATCAAATCCGTGCGGTACTTGAAATTGTGGGCCTAATGCCGCATTGTGTGCTCTAATTTTATTCGTTAGACGATGGAAGCTAGTCCCAATACTTGGATCCCATAACGGATGCTTTTTCATTTCCCCGGGGTTATTAAAAGGTTCTGGATCTGGCAATTGTTCAAATCCACAATGCCTTTCTTTCCTGCCAACCTTTGGACAATAAAAGAACTTCTGATAACCTTCAACTTCGCCTATGATATTGGAAGGGAAACGACCTTCCGGCCTATTATCTTCTTCGTATGGAATCCTACTCTCGTCTATATTAACAGCACCGACACCGTGTTCTAATACATTGTCTATACAGCTACCCTTAAATGGTTTCCTTGCCATTACAATAGGTTCGTGTGCGGGTTTTAATGCTGTCTTCCAACCTGCCCATTGTTTGGCGTCCGGCGATGTTGCACCGGGCCTCTTCTGTATAGCCTTACCTACATCTTGGGCCTTTGGAAAACCGGAACCATTCAGCCACATAATCTGATCGCGTATTTCAAAGCCGACTGATTCTATATTAGTTGCTAAATGATGATATGTTTTTGGTGCCGAAAAGGCGAGTATATATCCACCGGGCTTTAAAACTCTTAAGCATTCTTCCCAGGTTTCTATAGCGCCTGTATTCTTATCCCAGTCCTTGGCAAGGAATTCTATGCCATAAGGGGGATCGGAAATAATGCTGTCAAAATAATTGTCGGGATATGTCTTGAGGACGGCAATATTATCACCGTTGATAATATTATAACTCATATAACTCTGCAATATGAGACTTTTTCAAGATTCTCTATTCTTTCTTCCTGAAGCCGCAACAGGCCCAGAAGCTGTTCATTTACGTCGGTCTGTTTATTTAAACTCTGCGTTAACGTGTCCAGCTGGAGATTCAATTGCACCAATATCGTCCAGGGATCTTGACCGTCATATGCTGTATTCTTCATTGTCTTATATTTATAGAAATCTCAGAATATTCGCTTTTTGTAGGGGATTATGTGTGAAAAAATCATTATATGCGTATATTATGGAGGAAAACGCGCTATGTCAACTGTAATTGGAGAGAAACGCGGGGGGAGTACAATTAACTATGATGATGATTGGAGATCAAACAAACAGGCAAATGAACGAAGCCCCCCGCACTAATATTTATCTATTCAGCCGGTATGAGCTGGAATTGATAGAAAATTCCATCATATAGGCTACCTTTTATAAATAACTGTGGAGATCGAGATAACAAGGGTTTAAGGCAAGACCACAAGAGCGAAGGAGAAACAAAATGACTATACCCCTCTACAGAAATTCATACGAGAAATGGCTAGATAGGCAACAGGACATCGCTGCAATTAACAGCTTGGAGCCTACGCACGCCGTTACGTTTAACACCTATCTAATGCTTACATGCGGAAAAACACTGCAATTAGTGCGTGAATTCGAACGGCGAATGAATAGGCAAATATACGGCACACAATCAAAACAAAAAACACATAGGCTTAACTGGATACACAATTTTGAATTAAAAAGCGGAAACGCACATATGCACAGCGTGGTAAAACTAAGTGATAGCGAAGCAATCATTTTTAACACACATGCAAGGCACATTTGGCACAAAGTAGTTAAACAAGGCACACAAGGCACACAAGGCACACAAGGCACAAAGGCAAAATTATGGCTAGACGATTACTCAGCCGGCGTTGCTGTCTACATAACCAAAGGCGGCGCTATGGTAGGAACTACTGCTTAAAGCGGCATAAGACAGAGAAATCTGTAATTGGCATATGGCTAGTTACGATATGGGTAGTGACGCACTGAATTCAGTGTGTCCGCAATGAACATTATAATGTTCATTGTTTTCTAAACTATGCAAAAACACCAGCCAATCATATACTTTTATACTACCAATCATATACCCCACCTTACTCCTTACATCATATACTTTTATACTATCCATTATACATATGCTAAATAATTATACAACAAGAAAGAACTGATATGAACGATCACGAACAAGCAAAAGCAACCAAAGCAGCCGGATGTAGGTTATACTACCTAAAAAACAAGGAACACCTTAAAGCCAAAGCAGCCGCTTACTACAAGGAACACCGAGAGCGGATAAAAGTCGATATGAGACGGCGCAGAAGGGAAACCGATACAACGGCCTACGATACGGCATACCGAGCGGCTAATAAGGAAAAGCTACGGGTAAAGTCCGCTGCCTATTACAAAGCCAATAAAGAGATGATAGCAGCTAAAAGAAAAGAAGCCAAACGATTAGCAGCCGGAGTTGTCATATGAAACAAAACACACAGCAACAACGCCGCGAGCTATCTACCCTTGTATCTTCAATAACAAATGAAATAAAGTCAGAAGTATATACCCTAAAGATTCAAGATATAAAGCTGATCAAGCTCGCAATCAAGAACAGACTGGATAACCCCTCAATTGAATTCAATGCCAAAGAAACAACATTTATTAAATCAGTACTAAACAACTTATCCGGCCGGACTAACCCAATGACTACAAAGCAACTGGTCTGGCTCCGATCAATATTGCAGAAATCAGAACCAGACAATGCAGCGAATAAAGTAGCTGATTGGTTCCCAGTTATTTCAATGGGCAGTTTACTGCATCCGTGGGCATATAGCAAAAAGACAAGCGAAGTAGATGAAGTAGCACTTTCATATGATGATACAGACTTACTCAGCAGGGAAATTGGAAAAGTATTGGGCTATGCCAGCCACAAATACACTGCTAAGCAAAGAGAGTTCCTTGAGTCGTTGTCCAAGCGCCTACCACACAATAGCAAAATTACAAGCAAACAGCTTAATTGGCTCTGGACATTACTGGACAAGCACAAATGACCGAATCAATAGAAAGACGTAATAAACGGTTAGCCTACCATCGCGCCTATTACATAGCCAACAAGGAAAAGCTATGTCAAATGCAAAAAGACCGATATCATGAAAATAGAGAAACAATCCTCGCTAAGCATGCAATATGGGCTAAAGATAACAGAGAATATCTCAACGAATATCACAGGGAATGGCGAGCAAAAAATCCCGAGAGATGGAAACAACTGAATATGAAGTCAAATGCAGCAGCGAAAGAAAGAGCTAAAGTGAAATGACCACCAAAGAAGAAAAAGCAGAGAGAAGACGCGACTGGGTAATCAAAAACAGAGAAAAACTCAGGCAATATTACAAAGATTACTACGCGAGAAATGAAGAAAAAATCAAGGCATATGCCAAGGCTTATTACGCAGAAAATAGAGAAAAAATGAATGCGAAATATTCGGCTTGGCAAAAAGCACACCGGCCACACATGGTTGAATATCACCGAAAATGGAGAGCAAAAAATCCCGAGAGATGGGCCGCGCTTCGTGATAAAGCAGTAAAAGCGTATAAATTGAGGAATAACAAATGACCCCTTTCCTACGCAGAGCACTACAAACAATAAAAGAAAAAAAGCTGAGGGAAGCCCGGGACACAGCGGCTGCGGTTGCCGACTTGAAGAAGTTTGTGGCCAACACTGAGCCAGTTCTACCGCCGAACTGGGTTGAGCCAACAAAGAGAATCATCGACTCAGAAATCCAAAATCTGTTGAAGAAGACGGGCTACATCTTGCCAGATCAAGAAAGTTAATGCTGAGGAATCCAGTGACCAGGTGTTGCCAATTGGCAATGGTTTTTTCTGTCAAAAACAGTTGACCTATAGCGTATATGTGCTACTATATAAGTAGGAAATGAGAAAGAAATCACTATTGTAAAAAACCTCAAAAGGAGGTATCGAAAAGATGAATAAGCTTTCCCTAACAGACAAACAACTTAAATGGGTGGTAGAGCAATTTTATGCGGCTGACATTGAAACCCATGTTGACATTGATCCTGACCACAATCTTTCTTTCCAATTAATCGATTGGCAACAAAAGATACTCGAGGAACTTCCCGCGGATTTTTTATTCGATTGGCAAAAAAAGATGAGACGGGACTATCCCGATGATTACCTTGATGAAGACCTTAATGCTGTCTATAGGCCTAAAATTTACACTAAAAAACACCCGTTTTGAGGTGTTTTTTTTCAAAAAACAGTTGACCTATAGCGTATATGTGCTACTATATAAGTAGGAAATGAGAAAGAAATGTTTCTTTTTTATATACGAAAGACGGAAAATCGAAAATGACAAAAATGTTAGACAACATCAAAAATGCAGACCCAAAGACGCACTTATCTGCTAGCGAACTTCTATGCGTGCGAAACGCAATAATGAAAGCCTTAAGTGGTCTCGGCTTTGAGATAGGCGGCGGCGGCACATCGCTATGGTCCGAAAAGCCTGTATGTGATATCGGATTTAGCTGTGGCGACAGATTGTTTGATATCGAATTGGCAGAAGTGTGGGCACCAAATGAATCAGATATGCCACTGGATAATGAGCTCCTTGATGCCTAAAAAATAGGCCTAGAATTTACACTAAAACACCCGTTTTGAGGTGTTTTTTTTTGACAAAAACAGTTTTTTTCTGTCAAAAACAGTTGACAAACGGTAAATCCGTGCTACTATAATAGTAGGAAATGAGAGAGAAATGTTTCTTTTTCATATGAAAGACGGAAAATCGAAAATGTCAAAAATATTAGACAAACTCAAAAATGCAGACCCAAGCATGGCTTGTGCCATGGGCTATACGGACGATAATGGAGACCCAAAGCCACGATCTGCTGATCAGATATCTGTTGCTGAACTCTCTTGCGTTCGGATGGCCATAACAGATGCGCTTGATCCCGCTGGTTCCATATCCAAAGCCTTTAAAGATCAAAGCTTTGAGATCTCGACTACCGGGACGACTTTTAGCGACCCCCCTGTATGTGATATTACATTTAGTTGTGAAGGCAAAGAGTACTTCATCAGCTTGCGCGAAGCTGCGTCCTATCCGGAGCAGCTGGCCAGCCGCGCAAAAGATACGCAGCCGCTTAAGCGGCTCCTTAAGGAGCAAGCTAAATTCCCTAGTACTCAAAAACTATCACCTAGCGTGAAAGAGTACGTGATGAGCTTGAAAGCTGAGATTGTCAATCTCACATTGCAATTGCAAGCTGAGATCGACAAGGAGACAGTGTGATGACGAACGATAATTTGATCCCCAACGACCCTAGGTTTCATTCGCGAATGAAAACACGCCGCCAAGCAGGCGAGCAACTAAAAGAGTTGCTAGAACGAGAACGTAACGAGCTAGAAGACGAGTTCGTTGCAGACAACATTGTAATGCTTGTGCAACGTGCTCAGCACGATGTATTACACGGCACTGGTAGCGTTCAAATGTGTGAGGATACTGATTTGGTAGCGGATGCGGTTGCTGAACAAATGAGAGGGATTAATGGCCCCGGTTGGAAATACAGCACAGACGACGTAATTGAGCTAATTGATGAAGAGTCAGGCGTTTTCGACAAGGAGACAGTGTGATGACACACCTTCTAGTAGAATTACATTCACAACATCCTAACCTGTTGCTTGACTTGTATTTCACGTTTGTCGACTTTGATGGCAACGAGCGTAATTGGAGTATGGGAGATGTCCGCGGCTTTACTAACGATATGCGTGAGCGTTTGTTTGCCGAAGGCGACGATGTCGCGATTGCCACGGCAATGGCAGCACTTGACACGATGGAACGCAAAGGTAAAATCACACTTTCTGAAATCAACAATATCAGTTCCTACACGGTTGGAGCCTGTTTAAGCGATGGCAAGAACGGCATCTATGGTTTGAAACATGTTACTGGCAATATGTATCCGGCAGGTGGTTCCCCCCAGGACCGCCTGAAAGACTATGCGGCGAACAGGACCATATTCCCCAATGAAAAGGAGACAGTGTGATGAAAATTCGTGATCCTAAAAATGATAAAATCAAAAGTAATTCTCAACAGTACCGCATTTTTGAACAGAAACTTAAATGTATTCATGAAGATTGTGAATCTTTATTAACTATTTTTAAAGGACCCGGTGAGCGTAGTCTATGCAGGATGCACCAAAGGAACCTTCATGACTATGGCGGGTATGGTCGATTAGATAGTAAAAATACATTATCTTCTGGCTAAACTGAGCTCTTTCCAAATACAGCGAAATATCGGCCACTACAGACGCCTACAGTACGGTTATTTCTCCCCAAAAAACAGAAATTGCGTTATATACACCCGGGTGTTAGTATACTACACTTCCGCTCTATCGAAACCGGTTAAAATGCGTTATTTTCATAAACAATGAAATTCGATCAAAAAATAAGCCAGCAGTGTCGGACGACCTGCTGGCTTATCCGGAAATGAACTACATAAATGGCAATTTAGTAAGGTGTTCGTGGAGAACTTTCATTTCCTTAATATAGAGCGGAGCCCACTCAGCCCTATATGTAACTTTATTTATGACCGGCGGATAAAGGAAAGTGAAGTTATAGATGTGCATCATAAAACTCCACCTTCCAACCCAGTATGGGGTTTCCCCCAGAGTATTTACAAAAAAACCAAGTGTTTACAAAAAAACCAAGTGTTCTTGCCGACTTAACTAGCCGCTGCTGTAGCACCAAAGGCGACTACTTTCCAGTTAGTTCCATCATATACTACAAGGCATTTTGCTCCGGCGTTGCCATTGGTAGTCATTGCAACATCACCTTCAATAGGACTGGCAATAGCTGTGGCAAGCTGAGCAAGTGTAAGTGGATCTAAATTAATAACATCCTCAACATTTACTCTATTACTTGCTGGTGTAATCTGTTCAGTTAGCAAGCCGCTGGTGGGCAAGTAAGTGGTGCTGATCTTACTTGACCCGTCCAGTGGTGCGACACCGCTCGCTTGACCTCTCCCAAGGATAATGTTAGAAATCTCATCTAAAGCAGCCTTTAAGTCTGCTCTGGCGCTTGCCGGCGAATCCGCGGCACTATCTAAGTTAGTTGTTATAATATTGGTTGTGTTTGCTGGCCAAGCCATTTAATTCTCCTTTAACTTGCTATTGCTCTGTCTGACATTCTACGCCAGTTTGTGCCATCATAAAATACTGGTATAGCACCTCCAGTTTCGTCTGTACAATAATTTATAGCGCCTTCGCTTACAGTCAACCCGGCTAAACTTGCTACTGAATAACTTTGTAATGTTAGTGCTACTTCCGCAAATATTTGATTACTACCTTTAAGAGCAAGATTACTTCCTGGGCTGTTTACGGCAGGTGTGGTATCAACACCGTCTTTTGTTGATTCTATTGTAATTGTAATAGTATTGCTACCTGTACCATTAGTATAGAATTTTATTTCTTTTCCATCTAAACTATTATATATTTTTAGATCTTTTGTATCTAAATCTCCACCTAATTCAGGAGTTGTGTCTTCTACAATATCACTAATGCCACTACCGGCACCACTGTCTGCTGACATTTGAAACTTGCTGGTAGCAGTATCATATTTCAAAATATAATTGTCAGTGGGCGATCCTGAAATATTAAACATATCAATAACATCATTAACATTAGATACAGTTTTGTTTACATCTACCCTAGCACCACTAATGCTATCACTGTCAGCATCTGTAGTTGTTGTTACTGCTTTGTTACCACTGGGCCAAGTTACCATAGTTTACCTCCTGGAATATTTATAATGGCGCTATATCACCGTTAGCCAGGGTTTCGATACCAGCAAAACCCAGTATTTCTATTCTTACAGTAGCATCAGTGTCACTCTTGCCCCAAGTATCAAGATCCACTATTTTAATAACCGGATTAGGTGTGCTAAGATCAGTTGCCCAAGCTTGGATATTGTTTGTTTCACTTTCACCGGCTCTAATCTGGATATCAGTTATTGTGGCAAATGTTCTTTGTAGTGTAAGTGTTCTTGCTCCAACACTACCACCCAGTGTGCTGGTATCTACATCAACCTGAAGTTCACTAAGTGTCGGTGCTACATCAAATCCTACACTAGCACTTATTAAAGCGGGTGCGGCGCCGGCATTGGTTATTGTAACTGTGGGTCTAATATATCTTTTTGTAAAAGGTGGTGTAGCACTGGCCCAGGCGCTATCGTTGGCACTGGTTTCCCAGGTCCACACTAAGGTGCCCAGGGCGCTTGTTGATGTATGGGGAATACTGGGGCCAGCCTGCTCAAGATCTACCCGGGTGAGGGTATAAGCAAGCGTTGTGCTAATACCTAAACCACTTCCAAAACCTCGCCAGTTTGTATAGGCACTCCAGGCAGTAAGATCACTCCAGTCAAACTCATCACTGTTATAGATTCTACCGTCGTCTGCTTCTACGGTCATACAATAACTCCTTCACTGACAGTTACACTGGTTGTAATATTTTGACCGCGGTTACTGGTTGTATAAACTGCGTTAGCATAATCACTCGTGTATCCGGTTGCTGTTCTGTATCTAACACCCAGTGTATAACTAAAAGCACCATTGGCATTATTATTAAACTCAGGGAAGGCAAATACTAGACTACTGGGATTATCACTGGTTACTGGAATAGTTTGTTTAATACTTAGAGCCCGGTTTTCATTGTGCAGTCCGTGATCCTGTGCTATGTCAATATAATCATATTGGAAATAATCACTGGGCGGTGTCCAGTTAAGTGTAACATCATCATAGTTACCAGTCTCTGCGCTATTCCAATTGTTTCTTAAGAATGTTGCTGATAGACCGCTGGGATTATTAGTTGGTATTAAACCATCTACTCTTGTTGGACCAACCTGTTCCCTGTATGTTTCAGTACTACCAACAAAATTAGATTTGTAGGTATTTGTTAAATCACTGTCATATCTGTAGTTTAATTGTTTTGTTGGTAAACTAACCTGGTTTGCTGGTCTAAACACATATTCAGTGGGTTCGTGTTCTACAGCACCTATGCTTATAGTATAATCACTTTCTATCTTCATACTCTGCACTCTGTATTTTACTGCTGAAAATCCTAGATTAGCATAGGTAATAGTGATTAAATCACCTACTTCTACTTCGTGTAGTTCTGCTGTGGTTTTAAAACTGACTGTTTTCTTGTTTCTGCTTCTATATAGAATAATACTGGCTAGATCACCAGCAATAGCCGCTGAAGTAATATGATTAAAACTTACTTTGCGACTTAATCGTCTGCCAGCGTCACTATCAAGCAAACTAACATCTAAATCACTGTCTTGTTTAGGAAATATAACTTCACTCATCTGCCAGTCGCTGGTTGGATCTGGAAAAGACAGTATGACTTGATTAAAGTGGTTTCTTGTAGTGCTGCCTTCAAGTTTAATACCATCAACAAGGTGGTCTTCAGTAACTGCAAATACAATGTCACTGCTAACATCAACATTCTGACTATCTGTGCCATTGCCAGTATCCAGGAGTTTTATTTTAAACTTACCTTGAACATAGGGCATACCAGATCTTGAATTTTTAAGCATTTTTTTAACATTGTTCATTAGTGTTTTGCCGCTATCGATAACAGCATTACTGGTTAGCATTGGCCCAGTACCTCCACTTTGGTGATAGGTCACTGTTTCATCAAACTTGGTGCTGGCTATGTTAAAACTGGTAAAATGTATTCTATTATTTACTAAACCTCTACCATATAAACTGTTTCTCAGATAATCTAATAGGTGATCTGCTGGATTTTCACTATATCTTGTAGTTTCATTATCATAGGTTACACCACCAGCTGTGGTTGCGTTTGCTATAAGTTTACCTCTTACAATAGCCTGCACCTTGGGTATACCACCAAATGGATTCTTTTCAGCATCATCCGCGGATGCAATCTTTTTCCACTGGAACCTCAGGGCTAGGTATGCTAAACCACTGAGTTTATGCTCTGAACTCCAGTTAGGCGATTCTTGTAGTAGTGTGCTACTAACCTGATCGCTGGTTCCCAGGAACTTTTCTATTTCAATTCGACCACTAAACATAGGATCATCACTAAGCACACCGTCAATGAATACTTCATCAATGCGGTCGATTTCACCTTCTGAGAGAACCAGTGCCACATACAAAAATTCATTGTTAGTGCCGGTTGTATCAACAAATACTCGGATACCACCGGTTTTTCTTGTACCATAAACTACTGGCACACTTACTAGTGTTCCCTGTTTGTCAATTAGGATACCAGTGTTTTCATTCTGTGCTTGATCGAATGTATTAGGAACGACATCAAGTTCCGGAACATCGAACATTCCCATAAGCCCATCGCCCAATAGGAAGGCAGCTCCTATTCCAATTGCGGCGCCAATAGCAGCCGCAGTGAGTAGAGATGCTGCGATAAGGCCTGCCGCAGCCGCACCGGCACCAATGCCAGCACCAAGTACGGCACCGATTAGAATAAGCGGTCCAGCAAAAGCAGGCGTAGCAAATAAACCTACACTCAGTAAACTAGCAAGGGCAACTAAAAACTTACGCATTTAATCTCCTAACTGCTATACTTCCTGCGGGTTCGAACTGCCAGGCACTTACTCGTCTCTGAAACACTTCTGGATTAAGGGCATAGTCACCTATTATGATTTCATCCATGTTGTGTTCTTTAGCCCAATTTACACTACGCTCTACAAATGCAGTGCTCCAATCACCTGTGCGATGTTCGGGCACCAAATAAAGTAGAAAAATATTCGCTGATAGATTACTTGTCCATGGCTGTTCTCCAGCAACTGTTAAACAAAAACCCAGTATTTCACCGTCGATGTCTAGCACATCCATATGTTTAAGTGGATTGATTACAGCGTTTCTAAAACTATCATGGGCATGATCTGCATTAAAATCAGCATGCTCCTGGAATCTACTTCCAGCAAAATAAGATTCGCCTAGGTTTACTACACTTCTTGCATCTTCAATCGTTGCCAGTCTGATCATAGGTTTCTTCCCCATTTTATATCAATTAGTTCACCGGTGCTGAATTCCATTCCACGATCGCCGGGAAAGAAACTTTGCTGACTAACATCATTTGTTCTTCTACCCTGTTGTAGTTCAAAGTCATAGAATACACTACTGCTTACAACACTAATGGTGCTATTTTTTTTAGTTTCGTTGATTTTATATCCCACTACTTCGCCGTCCCAGAGCAGTACTGGTGATCCTACAATATCTAAACTACTGTCAAAGAATACTCTGTAGATACAAACTTGTTTATCGACAAAATCATTGTTTAGAAACAGGTCAGTAAAGGTTGAACTTACTCCTGTTAAAACAATGTTGATCTGGTTTACTCTAGCATCTATGGTTTCACTGATTAAATCAAAACTCAGTAGTTCACCGTTCGCTGAATAAGTGCCACTGCCAGCTGTGGGCGTGGTTGTAGTAATACTAAAAGGTGCGTTTGTTTGACGTTGTATACTGGGGAAATGTAGTTCTACTAGATCAGCAAGTATTAACTGATCTTTCGCCAGCTCCGCGTTTATTGTGCTTCCTAGGCCTCTTGCCATTAAATTGCCTCACGAGCACTAAAACTAAATCCTGCGGTATCTGCCATGCCCAGGTTAAAATCAGCATTATTGTCTTCCAGAAACAGTGTAAAGGGCACTGAGTTTACTGTTACTGTTTCATCATTTGCTACACTAGCCAAAAGTGCTGGAAAAAACTGTATGCTTCCGGTGCCACTGCCAGTACTGGTAACATCAGCGGTTACCATATAAACCTTGCCGTGGCCACTGAACTTAATAAAGTCACCGGCTTTTAAAATAGCTGTGCCAGTACTGGCACCATCAAAGTTAGCAGTAGTTACTCCAATACTTAAAGCACCATTGATCACTGGATCAGCGCCACTGTATTCTGTAATAGTATTGCTGTGATCAGGAATAGTTGCTGTAAATGTTTCAAACTGGCCGCTTTGTTTTACAATAAAGGCCTGTAGTGGCAAAAAGGTTGCTGTTTTAGTTGGAGCATAGTCAAACTCAAGTGTCCAGTAATGACCGGCACCGCTTTTAACCTGACGCCTACCGTTAACACTATAGGTAATAATGTTTGGTGTTTGACTAGTTAGTCTAACTGTTCTTGCTACTGGTGATGCTGGTAAACTTCCGCTCATACCGGGCTCCTTCTGCCTTGTTGCTCAATACTTTCCCTAACAATATTAGTTATTAAACCTCGCCTTTGTAGAATTACCTGATCCAGGCCCTGAGCATCAATTGCTTGAATATTGAAATTAACGTTAACATCGCCCGCTCTAGTTTCACCACGATTAGGCATAATCTGACCACTACCACTAGGCACAAACATTTCAGGTCCGCTTTCGCCAACCATGTAGTTTTTACCACCAGTGACCGGCCCACCAAATCGTCTTCCAGTATACTGTTGGCTGGCAATAGTAGCAATCTGAGCAGCACCAACAGCAATAATTATACCAGCAAGCAGTGGACCAAATATACCGCCCTGAGCCAGTGCTTTTGTTACACCCTGGGCAATGTTGATAACAGCTTCTGCCATAGCAACACCTTTCATTAGCATAAAGGCTTCTTTACTGTGTTGTCCCAGTGCTGTTAAGGCTTGTTTGCCGCCTTCGATAATAAACTTTGCTTTTTCTTTTTCTGAAAACTTAGTAAAATCTAGTTCAGCATACTTACCAGACTTGAATTTGCCGAGTTGATTATCAAAGTTTCTCTGAGCAATTGCTGCTATGTTTTTAGCGTGTAGTTCACTTATTCGTTGTTGATAGTTGTTAAAGTCACTCTGCTTAAGATTAAACTTTTCGTGATACTCTTTAAGAGCGAGTAAGCGTTCATCTTGAGCAAATATTTCTGCGTCGGTTTCGTTGCGTAAAGCAGCCTGAAGTGTTTCAAATCTATCTGCTATTTGTTGTTTTTGGGCTTCTAGTTCTCTCGCTGCCGCTGCGGCTGCTCTTTCTGCGGCTTTTATTACCGCTTTCGCTGCTCTGTCTGCTGCTTTTTTTGCTTTTTCTGCTTCCTTCAATGCCTTTCCTGTATCAATGGGCCTCTCCATTGCAGCGCCAAAACCAATACCACCCTTTGCCTCAAATCCAGTCGCTTTTTTTGCTTCTTCAAGATCTACACCCGGTGTTTCTAGTGCTTTTGCAGCTTTGCGCTGTATTTCATCATATTCCTTGCCGGCTTCTTTTATATGATCAATAAAGTTTCCAACACTACCAGTAGCACTATCCCAGGCTGATGATATAGATGATCCAACACTACGTGCTACTTTTTCCAGTTTGTCCATACCAGGTATTAACCTCGCTACAAAGTTATAAACTGATCTCATAGCATTAACTACATGATTGAACATGTCAATCATAAAGTCTATTGCTTTACCGAATATGTCGCTTACCCAGTTTGTGAATTTAGCAAATGGTGCTCCTACAAGATAGTCAAAAGCAGCTCCTAACTGATGCAAACTTCGCAATAATCCATTGCTACCTACAATGTATGCTATTAAACCGGTGATTGCTAAAGCTATAGCAGTAAATGGATTGGCGAGCATAGCAGCATTGACGCCGAGCATTGCCGGAATTAAGTTTCTTAAACCAGCAGTAAAAGTTTTTATCAAACCCCCACCCTTCTTAAGACTTCTGTTAAGAGTAGACATGGCAATGTATAAAGTAGTTACTAATTTCATGCCTATTATACTCCACAGAGCACCTTTAAACATCTCGAAGTTTTTTACTAGGAATACAAGAGCGTCATTCAACTTCTCGATAGCCGTACCTAAACCACGGCCCAGACTGTCTGCTAAAGCTCCATTCGCGTCAAGTAAATCTGTCATGTATACCAGAAGATTATTAAGGGCTGGAGTTAATCGGGTACCAATAGCATTGGCGGAGCTCCGTACCTGAATCATGAAGTTACTCATCAAAGTGCTGGTGTTGTCAAGTTTTTCTTGAGTAGCACCACCAAAAGTTTTGTGTAACCCTCTGGTTAGACCATCAAGAATCCATTTCGCACCTTTAGCAGTGGCACCTACTCCAGCTATTTCTTTTTTGGTTAGATTCAATTCTTCTTTTAATATTTTTAGAATAGGAATACCACGATCTCCTAATCTGTTTATGTCTTCCATATTAAGACCACCTTCAGTTGTTCTAGCAAACAAATCAGTCATAGCAGCCAAAGCACCCATTTGATCTGTGGTAACTGCCGCAGTGTCAGTAAATACTGAAAGAAGTTCTCGGGTAGGTGTAATGCCGGCTGCTCTAAGTTTAATGAATGTCGTGGTTAGATCTTCAACACCGAATTGTGTTGATTTGGCAAAGTCTTCGATAACAGCGAATGCTTGTTTACCCAGCGTGGCAGTGCCATAAACACTTTTTAAACTATCAGTAAGATCTTCGAACGTGGCAGTAATTCTTACAATACTAGCTAACATTTGTGTGCCACCTATAGCGGCCAGAGCAGCACCGGCGGCACTAACCGCCCGGTTAAATCCCCCACTATCTAGTTTTAACTTTACGACTTGCGCGGTCATGTGCTGCTTGCTCCTCCATCCTACAGATCTGAAAATATGCTAACCATAATTCCAGTTCCGGGAATGACATATTTGCTGCTTGTTCAAGTGACATTTTTAATTCGCTAGCGACTCGGAGTAGCAGCATTAACTCCGGGTCTGTCTTTAGTTTTTTACCGTTTCTTCAACATCCATAGTATAGGTTTCCATTCCTTCATTGATAACCCCGGCTACTTCAATAATAACGGCCGGATCTACTTCATTTAAAAGAATAACCCTATCACTATTTCTAAACATTAGTTTGCCATCTTCATCTCTACATTTTACAACCAAACTCTCAACGAGGGCTTCTGTGATCTTGCCCTGTTGATGTAGATTTAAAATACGACTTTCATCTTTAAAACTGTTTACTGATTTAAAATAGATATTGGTATCCCAGGCACTAACATGGTATTCATTAAGGTCCTGATCTAATCTCGATCTAAAGTGGTCTGTTGCTTTTTTTAATACTGGGGTCATTTAAGTTTTCTCCTTGCTTTTAATGCTTGTATAGCAGGTTTAGTAATACCGCGTGGTCGTTGGCGACTGCTGCCCTTTTCCAGATACACAGTGTATGGTTGTGAATTATAAATCTCATAACCACTGCTCACCTTCTTAGACCGCCAACTACGGCGTGCCAGCCCATTGCGAACCGGTGTATGTCTTTCGAGTGCATGTTGGACATCTCCGCTCAGAGCCCTAAGGTTTTTTACACCTCTGGCTTTGACGTCAGATTCCATTCGTCGAGTACTAGCAACCTTCCAGGATATTCTCACAGTGTATACCTATTAGGCATCTGCTGCGTATGTTAAGTCACCTGTGCCCTGTGCTGTGAAACTGCCAGTTACAATACCGTCAAAACTGCCGGTTACGCTGAAACCTGTTACAACTACGGCGCCACTAAGTTTAATGTTACCGGTACCAGTACCTTCTGGATAAAGGATAACTGCTCCCGCCGGATCACCACTGCCATCAGCAACTGCTTTCAATTGGCCGATATCGGTATACTGTGTAGCAGCATTCGTTGCTTCAAGTACTACATCACCGCTTACAGTGAATGTGTTTAGACCTTTTACATAGGTCCTGCTCTGGTCGCCCATAGCAGTTGTTTCGATTGTATCCATGGTCGTATCCAGTGTAAAGCTGGTGATTTCTGCTAAAGTTACACCACCGATACTAAGAACGCCCGCGGTTCCTCTGATTGCTGCCATTGTTTATTCCTCCTTTGGCTCTGCTTTTACAGTGTCGACCATGTGAAGTACCACTTGCTCATCTACTGTTATAATTTTCTTTTTACTTTTACTAGGTTTTTTTGTTTCAACTGGCGGGTCTAATAACTGCCAGCCGGCCTTTAATTTTGCGTCCACCAGATGTTCAGCAAAGTCTCTGCGCTTTCCGGTGTCATCTTTCATCCAAGTCATTATAATTGTCCCCTTGTATATTGATAATCTACTCTAACTGTGATTGTTACTTCACCCTGCGGTGGCTCGACATCATTATTTACCAAGATCTCAGTAACCTGCGTGTCCAGTGCGGTGCCACTACGAGTAACGTCACCCACCAGAGTTTCTTCAACCCTCTCGATAATATCGTTGCGCTGGCGATCAAGGTTTGCACCAGTAACATAACAAGTAACATTATAGAAAATACTGGCAAAGCGACTACCGCTACTGCCCAATAAACTAAGCGCGTCCCTGGTTTCGTTTTCTGTTGTGATATAGATAGCCGGGTATTGGCTTCTGGCGAGATTTTCATGATCTATGGTCTCCCTTGTAACTACAATTGGCTTGGGATCACGCATATCCCTGAGCTCATCTAACATATTCTGAACAATGAGTTCTCTCTTATTGCTCATCTAACTAATCTCTGATAATTTACAGGAAGTTTTTCGGCATCTGTTACTGTGTCATCGCTATCCTGATCATATTCTACGCCATCCATGAGCACCTGAGTAAATTCTTCACTATAGCTGGATTTGTAAAACTTTAGCATTTCCATGAACCTGTCACTTTCAGGATCATGTCTCGTTAACTGAGGCAAGATATAATATCCTAAACAATGATAAACAGAAGCTCTTGTAAACTGACTTTCTGTTAACTTTGCTTCATCCATTTCTATAGCTTCTGTTAATTGACTAATATCTCTGTAACCCAGGCTTTTTCTCGGCCACCATTCTATTCTGAGTTTCCGGAAAATATCCTGTCTTGATTTTTCAAATAAACTTTCAAAATCCAGGATACCGTAGTCGCGAATATCTGTTACATATTCTTCTACATCTTGTAGTGTAATCATATCGGCTGTGGCCATCAACTTCTCCTTGCCCGGTATACTGGGCGGGGATTGTCCCCGCCCAGTTAACTGGTTATTATCGCTTAACTAGTTCTTAGTTACGAAATTGTCCCGTCTGATGTAACTGCTACACCATACGCGGCTTTTGTAACTGCCTGACCAACAGTCATGCTGCCTACTAGTTCAAAAGCACGCATTTTTGCGTTACGCTGTTGTTCTAGTCTCACTTCACGACCGATAGCCATGCCGATTGCGTCCCGAGCGAACACACCACCAATATAACCGTCGGCGCTGACGCTAGCAACAGCGGTGCTTTCAATAACGGTTACACCAGCGATTGTGCCAACGAGGCCTGTTTCCAGGGCTTCATTACCACGATCACTGAGGTTAGCAATAGCGCCGCCGGAGTTGACCAGAGACTTCTTGAGGTTATAAACGGCTGCTGGATGGAACACACCGAAGTATGGTCCTGGAGCATTAGCAGCGCGAAGAGTTGCTGCTGCCTGGAAGATCTCGTCTGCATCTAGCTCAGCAGCATCGTTGCCCTGAGTGTTTGAGAAGCTGCTGAATAGTGCGAACACATCAGTGTCCATTTTAACAGCAAGCGCCTCACCGATAACGCGGCCAACATCGGCAGCAATATTAAGTGCTGCTGATTCTAGCATTAGATCGGTAATTGTTGTCATTATGCCTAGCTCTGCTAGTGTAATGTTAACACTTGTTGGGTTTAAAGCAGTATTTGCCAGAATCACTCCTTCAGTAGGGGCTGTAGCCGCCACTGATGGATAGACTGGAACTTGGAATGTTTTTCCGCCGCCCGTACCCAAATTATATGTACGCACAACTTCGCGACTTACAGAACGTTCCTGAGCCGTGAAAATTGCTTCTTGAAGAATATTGGTATAAAGTTCACTACCAACACTACTTGTAATTTCGTCTGCCATGGTTTTCTCCTAAATGGCTTAACTTTCTTGCCTACGAGCCTCCCGGTGTTTCTTGTAGATTTCCCTGTGATCTCGTCGGTTAAGATCCAGATCAGCAATTTTAACTGATCCGGTATTAAGGGTAGCCTGATTTGAACTACCACTGCCTCCTGGAGTAGAAGCAACAAAATGTGGATTACTTGCTAACCATTCCTCGACATATCCTTCAACCGTAAGTGGTTTGCCGGAATCGTCATATCTAGGTCGGTCTTCGGTATCCAAAACTTCAACATCACCAGTTTCTGTTAATCTGACACTTTTGCCCAATAATTCAGCAACTTGTTCACTGTTGATAGCACGATGTTTACCAGCGGCGCTAATTAAAGCACCTGTAACCCTGACATTGTGAATTTGTTTTTGTAGATCCGATATCTGACTGTCCTTTTTTTGGACAGTTTCTTCGAGTATTTTCTCAAACTCACCTCGTCTTTTTTTAGCCTCCAGTTGTTTACCTTCCTCGGCTTTGATTAGTGTGTTATAGTGATCAACGTCAATACCTGAGTATTTTTTCTCTATTTTAGACCGTTCTCTGCTAAGTCGTTCCGCGACAATTCTGTCTAAATCTTCTTGTCTAAACAATTTTTCCTCGGGTTCGGATGTCGCTGTGTCCTGATCCTGAGTTTCGTCTACATTCTCTGTAGCCGCCAAGTTTTCGCTTGTCATATACCTATCTCCTACTGGGTTATTATATATTTATAACCTTCGACCACTCCGGTTGCCTGGCTTTATACGCATGGGCATTGTTATTCTTCCTTATATGCCAGTGGCTTCTTGATCTTATCGGTTTAAAACCGGGTAATTCTGGGGCTGTTTTATCTGGGGTTTCCAAGAATATTACTGGAATACTCAAAAACCACGCCGGATATGCATGGACCAAGTTCATTATTTCGGGTACCTGAGTTACCTTTATCCAGTCCGCGGGTTCCGGCTTAAAATCTTCTATGGTTCGAACCTCGGCAAATTGGTTAAACATTCGTAAATTAACTCTTAAGACCCCAAAACAACCGGGTTTCTCATACACAGTTTTTACCCTTCCTAGAAAAAGACTTTCGAGGCCGAGCTGACTACCAAGGAGTATGCCCAGGCCTGGGGCCGGTTCCGGAACTTTTGTTAATTGCCGGATAACACCGTGCTGAAAAGTTGTGTAAGTTAATAGTGGGTTTATCAAAGTTTTATATGTACCTCTAACACTCCAGAATTTAGCTGATTCCGGAAGTTGATTCGCCTGGTTCGCCTGGTGCAGACAATACCCCTCCCTCAGTTTCGGTTTCATCGATTTGTGCTCCTTCAAGTTCACTTTGTATAACTTGCATTAATTCTTGATCATCTACTAAAATATCAGCATAATTCTGTCTGATTGCTTGCTGGAATGTTTTACTGGGCATGTTTACCAACATAGCATCTTGCAAGTTTTTTAGATCCTGCATGGTGTCTCTGGTATTATACATCTTCATATATTCAATTTTACCCTGCCATTCTACGCCTTCCCAGTCAGCCCAGATATTCCAGATCTGTTCTTCGGTTAGTTCTAACCCGTGGGCTTTTTCTGTGAGTTTACTGTTTAGCAGTGTGAATTCCGTTTGTAGAGCCACGCCACTCTGACTTCTTGTAGCAGTATTTCTAATACCGCCTAAGTGAGCAAGTTTATCGATGGTTTCAACACAATGTTGCATACTTTCCAAGAGTCCGGCCATATTACTGTTACTAGGTTGTAGTAGATAGGGCTTTAAACCTTCGGGTAGCGTTTCCGGCAGGGTAATAATACTGCCCGCGCCGGCACTGGCTGTTACTGTATCTGTTTTTACTAAACTTGGATGATTGCTGATTCTTGCTAGTTGAATAAGTTCACTGTTTAGGTTAGCAATCTTTAATTGTTGATCGGCAATGTCGGCAATATCGCTGATACCAATACCTCTTACAAAACTTCTGTTATTATAAGCAATAACAATGGGAATATAACCCAGTGGATTTGGATATTCAGCAAGAATATCGGGTTCACCGGCGCGATCGTGCTTAACTACCCGGGTAGCATCGGGTGTATATATTCTATAGATCTGTGTGTTGTCATCATTAGTGGTTTCAAATATTTTTACATAGGTTAACTCATATTTTCCGGTTTCCCGCCTCGAGAAGTCCCAGTCTACAACATTGATGGGATTTACTATGCTGATATATGGTCTTATACCCTGAAGTTCAGCTTGTGCTTGAGTTATTATGTCGACAGTGGGTTTATCCACTACGATCCAGGCAGTGCCGAATATACTGCTCATAGTCGCGACATCATGCATAAAGTGATTAAAGTTTCTACCCTCGTAATCAGCATCTTTTAGGAAATCTACTACACTGGGTCTGTTTTGTAGGTTACCTAGATCTCTCTGAGGAGCATCTTTGAACAGGTAACTGGTATAAGTGCTAATAATGTTTCTACAATGATTATCTAATGGTGTTTCTGCCTTGCGATTTATATATTCGGTTTCAGTTTCATAGACATATCTGGTTAAATAATCACCGGATTTAAAATCCTCACCACCCATATAACTATCGTAGAGAAATCTCCAACGATTGTGTAGTTTACCGTGGTAAGGATGAACTCTTTCTAGGAGTTCATGGTTATAAGGTGTTGTAATGGCCATATATTTTGTTTCCCTCTTTATTTATTCGTAGCTACCGGATAGCTACCCCCCAAGAACCCAGCTCCGCTTGACGCTCAGTGGTATCCTGGATTGGATACATAAAATCGATACAGTATGTACCGGCATCAACTAAGTGATCCCAGCCTTGTGTTTTATCTATTTGATGTGTACCTGGTTTATATGTTAACTTTTCAAAACTTTCGCGTAATTGTCGGCAACCGGGATCGAGATAAAATCTGGATTCATCTAGGCTATTACGCATTAAACTATTTCCGGCATTAATCCTATCTCTAACAGGAGTGTGTTTTGGTTTATAACGCACTGGAAATCCAGCATTTTGTAAGATTTGTATATCAGTTCTACCACCCGCACTGGTTCTTCGCTGAGTACCGGATGGATCTGGATATATGGTTACTTTGGCGCCGTGATATCTAGTTCGTATTTCATCAACCATCTCATCTGTGTTACTACCCGGAATAACTATTTCGTCTATAGCCCATAAGCCACTGATCATATCAACAAATACTACAGCACTCATAGGATCAATATTGAAGTCCATACCAATGTGTAGATTATCTCGACTACCGGTATATTCTTTTATTAGATCTGGTGACCAGTTATACATTACAAGTCCACTCCAGGTTTCGAAACTTGCCAAGAACTCCTGTTTGAATGTTCTGATATCAAGTTGTCGTTTAGCATTTTGGATTTCTTCCTGAGTAACATTGCCACCTTCTGCTGTAGTAAACTGCCAGGTTTTCCAGTCTGGATCAGTTTGATGGCGATTAAATAGATCGTAAAACCAGTTACCAGTACCCTTGGGCGTTCCAGTGAACAAGGCATGCCCGGCTTCATCTGCCAGAGCAGGTCTTATAACTTCATAAAAGGTTGCGTCACTGATATCCGCCGCTTCATCAAGGACGCAGAACCACAGTTTATTACCCCGTAGACTATCCGGATTATCAGCACCTCTCAGTGCTATTGTGCTTCCATTTACTAAATCCAACCTTAAATCACTCTCATCTTTCTTTTCTACCCATCGTAAATCCTGTAATTTATATTTTAGAGGTGTCCACATAATCTGCTTGGCCATCCTGTAACTGGGTGCAATATACCAGACAGTTTTACCGGGCACACTGGCAAACCTACATAATTCTCTAAGTGCCAGTGTAGTTTTACCAAATCTTCTACCTGCCGCTACCACTCTAAATCTACTGCTGTTCTGTGCTATCAGACTCTGTGGTTTCGTTAACTTCATCTCGAATCCTATACTCCTCGCGTATATCAGAATCACTCCACGGCAACGGTTGCCGCTCATCTGAATTCTTTTCTCCTGTATCTGATTGTTGTAGATATTGTTTACCCAACCAGATCAACATGGTTTTATCTCCGTTAACAGCCAGATCAAATTGTGCTTGCCTGAGTCTTGCTTTACTTGCTGCTCTTGCCTGATCGAGTAAGCCCGGCCATCTTCGTCTAATCTGACTTCCATCGACGCCAAAGAACTTTCCCATTTCGTCGGTAGTACATCCTATTCTTGCCAGCTTTATAACATCGTCGATATCGATCTCAGTTCTTCGTCTGCCCTGCCCACCTTTTTTAGGTTTACCGGTATCAATTCGATAGTCATCGGGAGTAGGCTGAACATCTATGTCCATTATACACTCCGGTTTTCTACTAATATCCTAAACTCGCGAGTTTCCGTTAGGGTGTTTACAGTGGTTGTTATTGTATTTGTGACTGTGTAAACTTTATCAGCAGTTCCGGCACTTAATACTACACTAGCCGTCGTAGTAGTTTTACTGTTGCTGTCCGCTGTAAGTGCGCTTGCATCACCACTGATAGTACTAACTGTAAAACTGCTAGTAGCTACTGTGTCATCTGTTGGTAACCAATTGGCCCAATCAACTGTATAATCTAAAATCGCGGTTGGTGATTTCCGGATAAAGATTCCCTGTCGGTCTCGTTCAAATCCTGTTAATGTCGTCATATGTTAATCCTTATATTCCCGGTGCCTAATAATGGCGGCACTGATATTTTGTATGTTCTTGTTTGGCTATCAACTATATAGATTCTGGAATCCGGTATCACCGCTATTGCGCGTGATTCACTATCAACCAGATGTGCTCTATATCTGTCAAAGACTTGCCGACTACCAATACTTACCACAACTGTTCCTAACCCTATTGTGGCTATGCCGCTGAGTGTGCCTGCCGCCGTGGTTAGTAGCTGACTTTGTAGATCGATAGTAGCAGGAACAGTGAATATATGATTACCCTGGACGGTAAATCCAGTTTGTAGTGGTATCGATATATTGCCGGGCAGTGTTAACTGTCCTAGTGCGCTTACACTACTCTGAATATTAAGAGTGCTCGCCCCGCCGATCAACAATCCGCCGGTGACTGCTACGCTGAGTGTGCTATCTACACTGGGTTGGGCGCTGAGTAAGAAGCCGCCTAATACGCTTACGCTGCTCGTTGTGGTTATATTAACATCAGTGCTTAAGGTGAGGCTAGGAGTTACAGCCTCTACAGCACTGGTTATAATTATACTGGGTAACCCACTGGCGGTAAAGCCACCGGTAGTAGCAGTTCTAAGTGTTATGGGAACATGAACACCGTCAAAGTTGCCCCAGACATTATCCGGCCAGTTGTCCCAATCGCCGCCCGCACCCACAGCATCCCATGTATAATCACCGGATTGTAATCTATAAGGATCGCCGGCTACATCATGAATCTGATTACCCAGTGTGCTTAAGGTTAGGCTACCAATGCTTACCACAATAGCAGGCTGAGTTAACCCAGCCGCGGTAACTACGCTACTTGTTATTGTAATGGTGCTACCGGCCGATTTAGTTACAGCGGCCACAGCAGTTATACTGCTGGTGGCGGCAATATTAACTGTAGCGAAGTCATAGTCTTCGCCGGCAACAACAGTAACCGTTCCCATCGCGATGGTAGCTGTGCCACCTAACGTTAGGGTGGGTACGGCAAGAATCTGGAATGCTGCTTCTACAGTTAAGCTGGCTCCCAGTGTTAAGGTAGAGCTGGTTGCAACACTAACTTGACCGCTGATAGTTGAACTACCGGATCGTGTTCGAACACCCGCACTAGTGACACTAGTGGTGCAGGCAATGGTACTCGAACCGCTTAACGTTAGGATAGTGCTAGCTGTAACGCTAACTTGGCTACTGATAGTTGAACTGGCCGGGCGTGTTCGTACACCCTGACTAGTAACACTAGTGGTACAGGCAATGGTACTCGCGCCACCCGGTTTAAGGGTAGCACCGGCAGTTACACTGCTAACACAGACAACGGTACTCGTACCACCCAATGTTAGGGTGGCACCAGCAGTTACACTGCTAGCACTGGTTACTGTAACTGTGGCGAAATCCTGATCTTCGCCAGTTACACTAACTGCTGCTGTTACTCTGATGCCTTCTTTGTAGTAATCCGAGGCAATATAATCGTCCTGGTTTTCTACAAAGGGCGCTACTATACCATATAAGGTAGCCAAGTCAGTTTAGCCTCAGTCTAAGGTAATTGTTAGATTGCCTGAGCTAATGACAAAGGTATCACCATCTGTGATGGATTTAGTTACTGACAAAGCACCCCAGGCAATTAGGTTACCGCCGCCATACGTGCCGCTGTCCCAGATACCTATATGGGTTACTGTACCCCAGTCGCCACCACTTGCTGAGGCAAACGTGATAGTAGCATTTGTTGTAATACTACCGGACGCTGCTGCGGCAAACTTTGTGTCAGCTGGGGTATAATCATTAATTTCAACCCGAGCATATGCGTTAGCATTTGCTACTTCTGTGATACTGGCATCAGTATTAACTGCTGTTGCCAGTCCTATATATAAATCAAAATCCTCGAAATTGCCATTGGAACCCTGTCCATGACGGAAAATATGATTTAAAACTTTGTTTTCTGAATAGTTTGATAAACTCATTATTTTAACTCCTTGTGTTTGTTTTTTACTGGGTTATGTTTTTATAAATCTACTTAATAAGCCGCCGCGGATATGATAATATCCACTGCCGTCGTCGTCGCCGTCCGGCGTCGAAGGCGAATTGCCGGTAGTCCAGCTTAAGGTGGCTTGTAGTTTTATATTCGTGGTAGAACTGAATGTATGCTCCGCGGCCATGGCAATATATACTACTTCCTGATGATCATTCGTTTGGCTTCCGCCGGGGTCTCCTTCGGCTAAATCTATATCATATGAGCCTGTATCCTGGGGGGTCATACTCACAATTGTCGTGGACGTGTCGGTATCTACAAGTTTTACGGTAAAATCCATTCCTGTAATTAAACCATCATACGGCGCCGGCGGTCCGCCGGCGATTCGCGTGATACGAATTCCCACGAAGCCATTAATTTTTATAGCATAAGTGCCGGCAATGATATCCGGATTAATCAACTCGGTGACGGGACTACTGGGATGAATATACTGGTTAGGGTCTACATATCCGGTATTATTCCATTCGAAATCATGTGTAGCACTAAAACTGCCGGTAGTGGTACTCCAGCTGGTGAAGGCGGTTCCAAGATTATGTCTCATATGAGCGGCCTGCGCCAGTGTTGTATCACTAACACCCCATTTACTGCCGTCCCAGGCCAAGAGCTGCTTGTCACTTGCACCGGTGAGATCTACATCATCGAATTCAGTGATTATACTGTTGGTATCCTGAACATGCTTTAGAATATCGGCTCTGGCAAATATTGGTGAGCCGACGTTGTTATCCAGGTTTCCGGTACCGGTTATAGTTGGCCACGCCATGTCTTTAAATCCTATACACTATAATGCTGAGATTACCGGTTGTACTCGTGCTTGTCGCTGTTAGATCGATACGAATATTACTGGTGCTGGCTAGTGTAAAACTATGAGCACTATTAATGCTGACCGGCGCGATATCATTTACTGTTACCATAGATGATATTGCAATATCATCTATTTTTGTGCCGGCTGTATCGTTATCTAAATCCAGGTCGCTGATGACGGGGGGATCACTAGTATGATATGCAGTTAATAAGCCCTGTATTAAAAATTGATAAGAGCCGGCAACTAAGCTTAAGTCAGCGCCACTTACACTGTTCACTAAATCGTATTCATCACTTTGTATGGTCCAGGTGCTGGGCGTCCATGCGAGGTAGGCACTTATAGTGCCGGCACTGCCGCTGTTTATCCAGGAGCTGGTGGCACTATCATATGCCAGTGCTTGTCCATTAGCCGGACTGGTTATGTTTACAGTACCAAACTCAGTAATAATATTATTAACATTATCGACATTCTGTTTGATATCAGCTCGAGCTGTGCCCGGGTTATCAGCGCCGCTGTCCAAGTTGGTTGTGCCGGCTTGAGTGGTGGGCCATGCCATCTAGCTTAACCTCTGCTTGTTAATAATAGTGTTCATGATGGTTTCTGTCCTCGTAGGGTTTTCTTAGCATCGTAATTGTCTCTAACTCTGCCGCTTGCAGGCGGTCCTACGTCGTCAAGGTAATCCTCGAACCAGCGCGGCATTTCCCCGTCTGTAGCTTGAATCAATTGAAGCCAATTGGGTTCCGGTTTAATATAAGCAGCAACGACAATACCCTGCTCTACTAGCTCTTCGTAGTCCATGTTGCCGGGGCTACAGGGAATGAACATAGTCTTGCCGTTGACGTCGACTTTGATTGACGAATTGTTAGTGTTTGTATAAGTGGCGTTTGTAAATGTGCTCATAGTTTATAACTCCGCTCGCGCTGTTGCATGAATTTCGAATTTAATCAGCTCGTCAAATCTTTCGTTTGCGTTCGCGATAAGGCAACCTCCGCGGCCATCCTTGCGAATCTCGGCACTAGTCGACGACTCATCGTCGGCGGCCGTCCTCCACTGGCCGGTTGTACCACCGCCCGGTGAATATAAAGTAACCGACGGTGCGCCTCGCATCTCCGTCGGCAAGGACCACAGGACCATGGGTTCAGTACTTAACGAGGCGTCTATTCCTTTGTCCTGCGTTGCTGGTAGCGAATGATCGAATTCAACGTCATCGCCGGGAACAGTGTCGTACCGGAATGTCTTCGCATAATACCTCTGGCACC